CTTAGATCCCGCCATGTCGGGTGACACGTTCGGTGTTGTGGTGTCGGCTGATAGAACGACAAAAAAACGGTATTTACTTGATGCGTCACGTATGCCCGCACCCACACCGCAACGTATTCGTGAACTTATTATGACGTGGACTGAGAAGTATAGCCCACAAGCATGGGTTATTGAGAAGAACGCTTTTCAGTTGTTCTTAACCCAGGACGAACAGATCAATCAGTTCCTAGCTTCTCGCGGTATTAGACTTATTAGCCACTACACGGGTGCTAATAAAATGGATTTGGAGTATGGTGTTGCTTCCCTTGGACCCCTGTTCGGTCAGTTGGACCAGGCAGGAAAGTACATTAAGGGATCCAGCCTTATTGAATTGCCTCGTACAGATAACGAGGGTGTTAAAGCGCTCATTGAGCAACTAATTACATGGGCACCTGGAACTAAAAACAAACAGGATGGCCCTATGGCACTGTGGTTTGTAGAAACCCAGTTGCGTGATTATGTGAACCAGATGGGGTCACATGGTAATACTTGGGTTCGTAATCCGTTTGCTACGCCTAGAGATCTAGCGAAGCGTATGACGGTAGACCTAGAAGAGTATTCAAGATTACAGCAGCAACTAGCTGCGGGAGGTTACTAAATGGCTGACATTCAGCAAATCGCTGCGCGTGTCAAGCAACTGCGCGAAAAAGCGCGGGAACGGGACTCTCGTTGGTCTGACGTACTTGAGGTACGTAAGGGAAATATCAATAAAGTATTCCCTGGTTTATTCCCAGATGACTACCCTAAGCCTATGGTTGCAAACTTTATTGACATTGCAGCTCGCGACGTATCTGAAGTTATAGCCCCACTTCCAGCGTTTAACTGCTCGGCAACCAACTCAGTATCAGACCGCGCACGTCAGAAGGCTGACAAGCGTACAATGATCGCTGCAGGTTACCGTGACCAGTCACGCCTACAGACTCAGATGTTTACAGGTGCAGATCGCTACGTAACCTTTGGCGTACTGCCAATCCTTGTAGAGATTGACTACGAACGTAAGACCCCTGTTATTAACATTGATGATCCTATCGGATCATACCCAGACTTTGACCGTTTTGGTCGCCTAATTTCCTACACTAAGCGCTACACCAAGACCGTAGCTGACCTAGTTCGGGACTTCCCAGAGCATGAATCAGTTATTCGTGGCCGTGTTGGTACAACTAATGACCTATCTCGCATGGACATGTACCGTTACCATGACAAAGAAACAACTATGTTGTTCTTGCCAGAGCGCAATAACTTTGTTCTAGCTTCTACCCCTAATCCTATTGGCAAGATCATGGCTGTTATGGCCGTACGCCCAGGCATTGACTCAGATACAGAGTTTCGTGGTCAGTTCGATGACATTCTATGGGTCCAGGTGGCGCGTTCGCGCTTCGCTACCCTAAGCCTTGAAGCTGCACAGAAATCTGTACAGGCACCGTACGCATTGCCAGCAGATGTAAACGTAATGGAGATTGGCCCTGATGCCACCATCCGTTCTGCTTCTCCAGAGAAGATTCGTCGTGTAGATCTTAATGTTCCTCCTGGTTTGTTCCAGGAATCAGCAGCATTAGACCAAGAATTACGTGTTGGTGGGCGTTACCCAGAGGGTCGCCTAGGCAACATGTCTGGATCTATTGTTACAGGCCGTGGTGTAGAAGCCCTTATGGGTGGATTTGATACTCAGGTTAAGACAGCACAGACCGTATTTGCCGAGGCATTGACTCAGGTTATGGCTCTTTGCTTTGAAGTTGACGAGAAGATCTTTAAGAATGTGCGCAAGACCGTACAAGGTATGGATGCAGGCGCACCATTCCAGGTGGAATACACACCATCTAAGGACATTGCAGGCGAATACGTAGTAGATGTTACCTACGGTTTGATGGCTGGACTTAACCCTAACCAGGCTTTAGTCTTTGGTTTGCAGGCACGTGGAGATCAGTTGATCTCACGCGACTTCCTACGTCGTCAAATGCCATGGGAAATCAACGTAACCATGGAAGAACAGAAGATTGAAGTAGAGAAAATGCGTGATTCGCTACTAGCTGCAGTCTCTGGCCTAGCCCAGTCGCTACCAGCATTAGTACAAAGCGGTCAGGATCCTTCACAATTTATTGGAAAACTAGCAGCAATCATTGATGGTCGCCTAAAGGGTGAGTCTATTGAGTCAATCGTGGCTGAGGTTTTCGCACCTGAGCCACCACCGCCTGCACCTGGATTAGAGCCTGGAATGGGATCTCCAGAAGAAGCGGCCGCCGCGGGCGGTGGCATTTCTGGGTTAAACCCACTAACAGGTTCACCTACAGGGGTTGCCCCTGGTCAGGTAGGGGTAGGCGGAAAGCCTCCAATTCAATATCTCCTTGCTGGTTTAACTAGTAGGGGTAAGCCGACACTAGCTTCTAGTGTCACAAGAATGATGCCAGCAGGATAAAAGGAGAAACAACTATGGCTTTCGGATCAGGAAAGAAACCAGCGAACCAAGGTTCAATGGGTAAAGTAAATACTCAGCCAGTTAAGAAAAGTGGAACACCAAGCCCAGCAAAGCCTGGAGCTTCGACAATTCTATTTTCAAACAAGCCAGCAGGAACTAAAGGTTCAAGCAAGGGCTCTAAGTAAGTAAACAAATGTCCAGAACTGTGTTCTGGTCTGCAAATAAAATCATTCGGTTTAATTAAAAAGGCGGTAGAATCATGGCAGGTAAAGGTGGGTATCAAGCCCCAGCAAACCCAGCGCCAGCTTCAGGCCCAGGCGCAATGTCGCAGCGTACCGATGGTGGACCAGCAGACTCACAAGCAGCACAGTACGTATCTGGTCTTCCGTATGGTGAGGGGCAGGCTTTCATGGCACAACAACAGGCAGCGCCTTTGGCTGCGTCTGGCATGATGCCTGAGTCTGCCCCCATCGTACCTCTTAATGCACCAACACAGCGCCCTGATGAGCCTGTTACTGCTGGTGCAGATGCTGGCCCAGGGCCAGGTATGAGTGCTTTAGGTTTAGGTGCTAAGGACGTAGCGGCAGATAAAGAGTTTAAGGCTACAATAGCCTCATACATGCCAGTTCTTATGCACGTCGCTTCCCGTTCCAATACATCACCTGAAACACGCAACATCATCCGACAGTTGCGGGAGATGATTTGAGTTTCTGGGACCGTCTGGGCTCATTAGCCCAAGACACCGCAGGCGCAGTTGTAGCCTCACCAAAGTTTCTTTGGGATATAGCGACTGCACCGTGGAATGATGATGACGATTTTAACGGCTTTGCCAACACCTTTAAGAGTGCTGGAACTGACTGGGCACAAGCTATGCTTAAGCCTATTGCCAATGTTGCCGAGACTCCAGGTATTAAGCAAACACTTCAAAAGTGGGATGCCTTTAACCGTGAGTACATTCGCGAACCATTAACTACTGGTGTACTTGCCGCCACCGAAACTGGTGGAAACATAGGCGAAGCCTACCAACTAGCACAAGACGTTTCCTTTGGCCAGGCAGTTGTTGGCGGTTTAGGTGCTGTTTTACCAGGACAACAAGCCGTAGATAGAATTAACTTTGAAGATGAAGCCGAAGTAGATAAGTTCTTTTCTACTGGTGCACCACGTTTCTGGTCAGGCTTTGGAGATACTGGTATACAGATCTTTGGTGATGTGGCTATTGCTGGTGGTAAAGCTGCCAAACTTGCAAAAGAATCATCCTTAATAACCAATAAGATTACTAATGCTCAAAAAGCAGCTAAAGCAATTAACGATGTTGTTGATGCCGTTGATCCCGTAAATGGTGTAGTAAACAAATACACTAAGCCAATCCAAGACTTTACTGCTAACGGCGCAGAGTATGCTTACAATCACCCAATGATTCGTAAGTCACCAATGCGCGACACTATTGCCTATGGTCTTGGCCAGTCAACTAGCGAATACGATACAGCCCTTGTGCTTCGTGCAGGCCTTGGAGATCAAAGAGCACTTGAAGAATTAAAGACTGTTCGTGCCAGCATTGGTAATGCAATGGAACGCCAAATGGGTGTACTTGATGATTACCAAGAGTTCTTAATTAAAAAGGCTGACGATCCAGAAGGTGTAGCTAAACTTCCACACGAAGATCAGCTCATAGTACAGAACGCTCAAAAAGAATTAGAAGACTTGCGTAATAATGACGCTATGTTTGCCGCTTGGGAACTAATGGCTAAGACACCTGGTGGTGTAATTGACCGCACCGTAGGTGCACGCCCAATGCAGGCAGTAGATGACTTCCTTGCTAAGGGTCGTTCCGCTAAGTTTGTTGCAGGTTCAACCCGTGCTGAAGCATGGCAACCAACCCCATTCCACCGCATGTACCAGGTTGTATCCTGGGTAGGCAACGAACGCCCAGCTGGAATTGTTAACCTTAACGAAGCAGAATCAAGTGCTGAAGTTATGGCATTTGTTAACCGCGGTCACCGCCTTGCTGGTGACGATCTTTATAGTTTCTTCCCTGAAGGTGCCGATTTACCTAAAGAGTTTAAGGGTGTAACTGACGAACGTGCTGCTGGCATGATGGCTAATTACTACCGTGCCACAACTCCAGAAGATAAAGCACGTGCTATTTCAATTATCGAGAACGCTGCATTTTCTGCTATTGCTGGAAAGCATGGTATTGATCGTGAACTTGCAAACAAGATCTACCAGAACTATTACCGTTCACGTCTAGGCGCTCAAGAGTCACTTCGTAAAAACGGATTTATGATTGACGAAGATGGTGGCGTAATTAGCGCACCAGTGTTTGAGTCTCAGACTGCAAACTACATGCCAATGATGGATCTTGATTTACTTGATTCATTGCTAAAGCGTCACAGACTTGCCACAAAGAATAAGCCACTATCTGTTCTTTACGGAGTAGGTAACGAACTTACTGGCGCTATGGATATACTCCAGTCCATATTCAAGGCTGGCGTTCTTATGCGCCTTGGTTACACCATTCGTAACGGTACTGAAGCACAGCTTCGTATTGCTGCATCCGTTGGTTCTATGGCATCTATGCGTCACCTTGGCCCTGGCCTACGTAACATGGCTTTCAATGCTACAGATAGTCTGTCTGCCCGTACGGTAGATCGCCTATCACTTTCATCTGGCCCTGCCACAGTGGAATCAACCGTTCGTTCTTTAACTAAGGTTGACTCAGAAATCTCTGAACTGCAAGCAAAGTACGCAGAAATTGCTGAACAGTATGACAAAGAACTTGATGAGTTTAATAAGTTTGTACCACCAGAAG